TTGATGGCAAAAAACTTGTAAAATCAAAACTATGGAAAGCAAAAGACCATGACGCTTTGTTAAATAAGATTATGAAAAAAACTAATTGTAATATTGATGAGATAAATTTTTGGGAATTTAGGGAGGATAATACATACAACGAACTTTTAAAAGATCCATTTTATGAGTTTCACGAAAAAAGAATAAGAGAAGATATAGAAAGAGAAGGTGATCTTGATAAATTATATGAAGGACTTGAATGAAAATTCTTATAGCCTGTGAATATTCAGGACAGATCAGAGACAGTTTTGCTCGGTTCGGGCATGATGTAATCAGTTGTGATCTGCTGCCGACAGAATCTGAGGGCAAACATTATCAGGGAGATGTAAGAGATATTATTAACGATGGATTTGATTTGATGGTGGCTCATCCGAGTTGTCAGCATTTGGCGGTCAGTGGTAGCCGCCATTTTTGGCGAAAGCAGAAGGAACAGAAAGAGGCACTTGATTTTGTGCGTATGCTTATGGATTGCAACATACCGAGATGGGCTATTGAAAACCCGATCAGTGTTATAAGTTCTGCAATAAGACCTCCAGATCAGATAATTCAGCCCTGGGAATTTGGTGACAGTTTTCAAAAGACCACCTGTTTATGGCTCAAGAATCTACCAAAACTGAAACCGACCAAGATTGTTGATAAGGGTGAATTTTATATTTCTCCTAGTGGCAAGAAACTTCCTCTTTGGTATTCACAAACCACGAGTGGAAAAGTACGCAGCAAAAGTTTTCCAGGCATCTGTGATGCCATCGGCAGGCAATGGGGAGATGAAGCAAATCTTCCCATACCTGTTGAGCAACTCAATCTTTTCTAAGGTTGACAGTTGTTGAACATTAGTTATTATTAGAAAGCCCCTGAAACCCAACCCCATGAAACATTTATTTCTTTACCTCTGCATTTTTGGCATTGGATATATCTCGCTTACGGATTCATTAACACGCTCTACCGAAATCCATTGCCTCAATAATATCCAGGCTGCGTGTGAGGAGCTTGCAAGAAAATGATGAGTGAATATGATCTTGGTCTGCGCTTCCATAAAAAACCGAGGAAGAAGCGACCAACCCCTGAACGCTCCGACCTCGGCAACCCAATTTTAACCATGACCGATAAAGAAATCTTCAATACATTTGCATCTGTAATTGATTCTCCAGACGCATCACCATTTCTAAAACGATTAGCACAGGCTGGTCTTGTTGCAATGCCACAGGATAAGGCACTTATCTTGAAAACATGGCCACGAATAATGATGCAATATGGCCCTCACACTAAGAGGTACACAGACTCATGAATTTAAATGACAGAGAACGGCATCTTTTAGCTAGATCTCTTTTTAGATTTAATGTTTTTCTTGCTGACGAATTTAATAAAGCTCATGAGAAAAGAGATGAAAAAGAATCAAAAAAGAATGTCAAAGTTATGCAAGAAGTTACGACATTATTTGAAAAACTAGGTCTTACTGATGAAGATATGAAAGATGTAAGTTTTGATGGCACTAAATATTATTATCGTTTTCCAGAGGATAAATCATGACAACAGGATCAATCCAGATTTCAAACGAAAAATACCATGCTGATGATGCGATCTCGGCATCAATGAAAAAAGTAATGGTAAAGCATGGGCCAAAGGCTTACTGGAACTCTTTTCTAAATCCTGACAGGCCAGAACATAAACCGACAAGTGCCATGCTCTTGGGAACATTGACTCATTGTGCGGTTCTTGAGCCTGACGAACTGACTAAAAGGTTTGTTGCAGTATCATCCAGGACAACCAAAAAAGGAAAAGAGGAGGCAAAAGAGGCTGAATCAAAAGGTCTTACTGCTGTCACTGAAGCTGATATGGAAAATGCGATCAAGATGAGAGATGCGGTCTTTGCAGAACCTCACGCCAAGAAGTTACTCAGTTTTGGTATTGCAGAGAAATCATATTGGTGGGATGACAAGGCTACTGGTTTGACCTGTAAATGCCGACCTGATTGGCTTAACAAAGATATTATTGTGGATCTTAAAACCAGTAGATCAGGAGCAAACCCTAGAGACTTTGCCAAGGCTGTCGCCAATTTCACCTATCATTTGCAGGCAAAACATTATCTCAATGGTATTCCATCAGCAAAAAGATTTATCTTTCTTGTGGTGCAATCTGAGTACCCTTTTGATGTCGGGTTATGGGAACTTGATGATGATGCCTTGAAAGAAGGTCAAAAATTGTCCAGAGAAGCTTTGGACAAGATCGCTGAATGTCGCCTGCTTGATGATTGGCCAAGCTGGTGTCAAACAGGAGTTCAATCGTTATCACTGCCCCGATGGGCATTTTCAACCCCCTTAGAAAAATGAGTTTTACAGAAAAACAGGTTGAGTTACTACAACAACCTATTGATAAAAAAAATGTAGAAACAAGAGATGGCAACAAAGATGGCACGTTTCAACTATCTTATGTTGAAGGATGGCACGTTATAAACGAGGCCAATCGTATATTTGGTTTTGATGGCTGGTCTTGCGAAACTATAGAAACAACCTGTGTTAATTCAGAACCAGATGCTGTTACTTATACAGCAAAGGTCAGGATAACGGTTGGCAATATTGTCAGAGAAGGCACAGGCGCAGGGCATGGTAATACAAAACAAGGTATTGGTATCAACCATGAATCAGCGATCAAGGAAGCAGAAACTGATGCAAAAAAACGTGCATTGATGAGTTTTGGAAATCAATTTGGCCTGTCTTTATATGATAAAGACAAGGCATGGTCTAAAACTGAGGACAGCAAACCAGCTACTACCGCCAGTGATAAACCAATTGACAGATCCGAAAGTGAAAAGTTCATCAAAGAATGTGAAGCCTTTATTAATAAACCAGCTAATAAAACCAAGCTGGGGATATTAAAGAAAAACATTTCCAAACGATATGAAGCTAAAACTATTAGTGAAGATCAAAGAGATGGATTACTGACACTTATTTTAGAGAAGGAGGATTCATGAATGAACTGATCACATCAGATCAACTGGCTGAAGAGCTTGGTGTAAAACCTCAAACTGTGCGACTTTGGAGAACCAAAACTCGCAAGGGTCATCCTAGTGGCCCCAAATGGACTGTCATCCTTAATAACACTATTCGGTACAACCGAGAAGATATTGAGACTTGGCAGAACAAAACTAACAACCCTAACTAACTAATTCAAATGGAATCAGCATTTACAGCACGTTTCAAATTTATCCGAAACAAAAAAAAGAAAAGCGGAAACGATTGTGACCGTTACTTATTGATTGACTACACTCCAGAAGAGGCAAGAAAAAAAGCCAAGTGGCTTATTGCTAAAGCTGATGAATGCGATACTCCTGGAGGATCTACCATCAGAAAATATAGCTCCAGGACAGACTATGAAGAAATCCCTGGATTTACCATATTCGGCAGTCAGTGGTCTATTGATCCAGATTCTGAGGAAGAATGGGTTGATGGCCGTGGCACGATAGCACCAAGAGCTTAACTTTATATGGGGCATATTGCCCCTTTTTTATTTACTATGAAAATTGATTTAACAGAACGAGAATGGAGAAACATCAAAATAGGTTTGCTTGAAGCTATTAGACAAACTGATAAATCTTGTAAGCAAATGAAATTTGATGATAACCCTTTAATCAAAGAGCTTTTAAAACTTCATGACAAAATAGATCAAGCAATGGAGAAAGAAAAGAACAAACCAAAGAGCGATCCTTTAGATCCTTATAAAAGAAGTTATTACGCAAGCAAAGGTTTTTATCAGCAATTAACTGCTGCCGATATGATGGGCTTAAAATCTGAAGCTTCTTTAGTTAAATATCGAAAAAATGGTGTATTAAAAGAAAACATACATTGGATACGAACTGTTGGTAGAGGGATTTCATATAAGCCTGAAGCTTGTAAATTAGCAATTAGAAAAGCAAAGTTTGGGTATTAATGACAAAAACCGAAAAAATCGCAGCAGCCAGAAAAAGAGTTGCTGAACTTGAACTTCTCATAAAATTATGGACAAAACCAAAAAACCTCCCATTATAAAAACACCATTTGATTTAGATTATTTAAGTTCTAAGGAAAAAGAAAACCTTATTACACTTGAAATTCAAGAACAGGATTATTTTAGAATCTGCCAAGCTTACACAATCGCTGTAACTCTTTTAGCTCAACAGTATCCATTATCTAAGCATGGACCTAAACCAGAATGGAAATTAAAAAAAAGAAAAATAAACAGTAAAATGGCACAGGATCTTAATGAATCTCATAAAAGATTTTTAAAAGCTGGAAGAGAATGGAAAATAAAGACCTGATAAAAAATTATTATGACCAGCTTGCAGAATTACAGAAAAAATTCTGGTTTGAACGGTTAGATCTTAAAGAATATTGTGTAAGATATGATGCTATAAATAAAAGGATAGCGGAACTGGAAAATGAGTGATTCAAAAAAGCTTAGAAAGTTGAAAGATATAAGACGTAAAAACTTAGAAAGAAACTTATTAGATGTCCAGTTAAAAGGACAGGATCATTATGTGTTCATTAATGATAGAAACAAAGCGCAGGTCGTAAGTAAAGATGGTGAATGGATTACTGAACACATCAAGACATCAATCCTGAAGTTTAATTTTGAAATTGATAAGATTGAAAAAATGTTGGTAAAAGATTTTACAAAAGAAGAACTTAAGGAATACGAAAGAAGCGTTTCAAAGGATTCTTAGGTTTTCTTTGCCTCATTTCTACTACAACACGATTTGCCTCTAGCTCTATAAGCCTGTTTAATATTGAGGCCATAAAAATATCCTGATCAAATTTTTTTCTGACTAGGTGAGTGCAATATCTTTTTATATCAACCAAATCATCAGCTTTCATTATTTCCCTGCATTGCATTTCTATCTCTAGTTCCAATTCGGGAGGTGCTGGTTCTATGTTTATGTTGAGAAATTTAGTTATTTTCATTTTACTGGAAATAATTTTTCTTCAATCATCTTGACGATGGCATCATCAATATCGTTATCACTTTTGGCACTTAAGTCTCGTAAGATAGAAAGCACCCCTTTGCGTAGACTTTCACTCTTGCCGAACCTGATAAATAGATTGATTAGAAACTTTGACATTGGTTTTTTTGTGTTACTTTCCAAACATACCAATAATTGCTACATTTGGCACATAGCTGTTTGTTAAGCAGTGGTCAATGCTTAGAGATACCCACAAGCAGCTTTTTTTATATGGAAGATCAAGAACCAAGTAAAGTTGAAACTATTGTGAAAGTTTGCGTACTTTTGTGGTCCGCAACGTTATTGTCCCTCTCATACTACGAACCGCCATCAGGTAAAAAGATTGTAGATTTTGACCCGACATTTATAGCTTCGATTTTTTCAGCTAGTACTGCCTCACTAGGTTTTTCGATAAAAAAGAAAAAAGATACTATAGTAGATAATAAGAACAACAAAGTTGGTATCAAATGAAAAAACTACTTCCTTTTATTTTTCTTGTATCTGCGCCAGCTTATGCGGACATCAATCACTCAATCCAGAATGTTGTCTCGGTCAGTACATTAGGAGCTAGTTCAACGAGTAATCGAGTTGGTACGACCTTCTCGGCATCGGGTACAAATGTCACCCCAACAGCAGGTGATACTGCAAATGCCATCGGTACGCTTGATTTAACGGATGCAGCAATAACTAATGGTGTTCCAACTATAGATAACACAACCACTTATGCAGTTACAAATAGTGGTGATGCATGGTCTGTGTCAGAAAGCTTTATCCAGGGCGATTCTATCCCTACCAGTTTTTTAGCTACAACAGTCACTAATGGGGTAGTCCCTGCATTACCAATTTTTGGTGATACACAAACAATTTCAGGTGGAGATATTGGCACGACAGCTATGACAATGGATTCTGGAGGTGCGATGACAGTAAACTTATCTGCCACAGGGGCAGGGGTTACAGCACAGATGTCCAGCACAATAAAGCTTGAAATTGATTGATGAAATGGCTAGTAATATTTTTATTTGGCATACCTAGTGCTTATGCTGGAGGAATTACGCCTTCATTTTCTACAGGCCAGATGGAAAGTAGCAGTTCTAGCAAGACTATTATTGTGGAAACCATTGTTACGGAAAATTATCGGACAGGATATTCTTACAGTTTGCAAGGCAATAACATCAAAGTTAAGGATGGAACTGTTATATCACCCGATGCAACCTATACAAACACACAGACAGTTAATGGGGTTTCATTCAAATGGGTAACTCCAGATTTACCAACAAAACCTCAATGGGAAATCAAAGACGCAGGGGAAGCGTTCAGCATAACGGAAAATTTTCTTGCTCCAGGGCTAGATGCAACCAGCACTATACAACGCACCATAAATACAGAAAGTCAAAGTACAAGTTTGTCCATTTTTTCAAATTAAGTTTACTGTTATTATTTATATCTCCTGTAAAAGCTAATACAGTTAGTTCGCCTTCGGCCAGTTCCAGTGGTACTGTGATCAATAATGGATATCAAACTATAAATGGTGGCTTTCCAACTATGACCTATGGAGGGAATATACAATGCCAGCAACCAACATTAGCCTTTACACCGTTTGTTACCAAAGGGGAAAACTACAGTACACCTAGAATTACCACAACCAAAACTAATATTTATGATCTTGCAGAGGATGCGTCAGGTAACTTAGTAAATCCAGGTAAAATTTTATATCAAAGTGAACAGCCGAGAATAGATCAATCAACTCATAATTTTAATTATGGTTTCACCATCAGCTTGCAGATACCATTGGGCGAGGGATCTGATCTTTGTGTCAAGGCTGCTGAAA